CGAAAGCAAAGGTTGGGCAGTCATGGACGCCCCAAACGAAAGGCTTAGCCCGTGCCGTATCGATGGCTGCGGCGAGAAGGCGTTCCCAGTGGTCAACGCGGGGGAGTATCATCCGCGCCCCCAGGTAATTTCGCGATCCTGGATCGCTGTGACGTACTCAAATCCAAGATCGCCCTGGAACAAGACCTGCTGGCTTTCATGGGTGTAGCGCCAGGTCCGCGCCACGGTCAGATCAATGAGACGGCTCTCATAGCTGATGGTGATCGTACAGGTGTCCGCATCATCCTTGATTTCTGGCACATCAAGCCGGCCCGAGAAGGCCTGAACCGGATCAGCAATGATGCTGCCATTCTCGGCCAGAAGCCCCAACCAAATGCGGCCCGGCAGGCCCTGACGTGCCTCCTCGATTGCCATTTGAACGAGATCGAGCGGCACGCCGGACAGCGACACGGCCGTGCCGCCGGCCACAACCTCTCCGGTTTCATCAAGCGAGCCGAGGCCTAAGAGCGATCCAGCCCCAGCCCAGCTTTGGCCGTTCCAACTCACCTCTCCCAGCCCCGACCAGATACGCACCCAGCCCGTGGCGAACTGACCCTCAAAGAAGATGACAGGCCGCAGGCTTTGATCGGCCAATGCGGTTGCGAAGGCGACGGTGACATCACGGCTCATCAGAGCGCCTCCCGCGCTGAGATCGTAAATCGGTGCTGATCCGCCCGGCCGATAACTGAGGGGACCGGGGCCGTCAGGCGTAACAGGACCGATGGAGCATTAAGGCCGAGCAGTGTTCCGACCGGTATGGAAGACCGAAGCGATGGCACGAATGCGAGTGTGGCCTCACTGCCCAAAGGCGTCACATCCGCCGTCAGCTGATAGAGTCGCGTGGTGGCATCACTGCCCAGCTGGAAGAAGTCACCAGCGCGCAGACCAAGCCCCCAACCTGCCGAGCGCAAGGTGGAGGCTCCCGCAACTTGCGCCTCGGTCACGTAGGGATTGCCCGCCGCCATCGGCACCTCGATTGAGGGATCAGGAAAGAGGAACCGACCCCGCAATCCACCAAGGGCGGTGAAGAACGCAGAGAGCCGCCGGGCCTTTGCCCCCTGGGTCACTGCCATCTCGATCTGGTATTCCCACCAGGACGCGCCCCAGTCTTGGATCTGGGACGTGCCGGTGAATGGCGAGCGTGCCTCTGCGACCGACGTAACCAGCCGCCGCTCGAGTGAGGACACGAGCGTCAGCGACAAGACAGGAATGCTCATCTCAGAACACCTGACCCCGTCGCCGGCCATCAGCCACGCTTTCCTTGGCGATGCGGGCGATCTCAGGCATGGCTGCACGAAGCCGTGCATCAATCTGCTCGGCCACGCCCATCTGCGCCCCGCGCGCATCGATATTGACAGTTACTCCCGCACCAGCACTGCCGCCGTGGCCATAGCTTGCGGCCTCGCGTCGGTTCAGCACCCGTTCACCCCGTTGCAAGATTGTTGGGACCTCGTCAGGGCGGAGACCAGCCCAACCGCCAGAGTGCATCCGGGGCGCTGCTGCGAACGACATGGCTGGTACCTGCCGCGTATGGCCCGACAGCCCAACGATGCCGCCCGCATGCGAGACAGCCGCCGCGACGGACCCGCCGCCAAAGATGCCCGAGAGCGCCGAGGCGATGTGCCCCAGCACAGTGCGCTTGAAGGACAGGACCGCGAGGTCTGCCATGATCGAGCGCACGAGGCCCTTGAAGTCGAACTTGCCGGTCTCAACAAAACTTCGGAACGCGCTTTCCGCGCCGCTGAAGGCACCGGTTAAGGTTTCACCAAGACCCTTGCCCCAGTTCAGGGCATCCGTGGCATAGGCCTGAAGAGACTCGGAAACCGCACGCCACCCCGTGGCGATCCGATCCCCGGCGCTGCCAGCCGCACTACCAGCACGGCCCATGGCATCTGACAGACGATCTGCTGACCCAGCCGCCTCATCCAGCGCAGCTGCACCTTCTTCACCCGTGCCCGCAACAGCGTCACGAAGCGCGCGCCAGGAGGTCAGTGGAGCAGTTGCGCCGTTCGCGAGATCGACCGCAGCCTGACGGTAGGTGTTCGAGGTGGCCAGCGCCTCAGCGGCAATCCCATCAAGTCCCAGATCGGGCGCTGTTAGCGGGTTATCTTCAAAAGCCCGCCGGAAGGCATCTGCAGCGGCGCTTCCAGCATCCGCTGTCGCCCCCGCGAAAGGATTATCGATATCGCCAAGACTGATGTCACCGATTTTGCCGAAGGTGGTCTCGATCCCTACAGCCGCGAGCGCATCGCGGATCTTGCCCGTAAAGGCATCAATCCGGGCGATTGCGCCATTCAGCATGGCCTCGATCCCGCCAAGCATGCGGTTTGCTGCCGCGTAAACTAGATCTCCGATCACGGCTGGTAGGCGGGACCAGATTTCTCGGACGGCGAGAAGCGCGCCCTCGAAGGTATTGGCGGTGGCGTTACCAAAGGCAACAACGCTCTCGATCGCGCCCGCCATGCCGGTGGCGGCATCAGCTTTCAGATTAAAGAACATCGCCGTGGCGCGCGCACCTGCGGCCGCGGCGCCCATCTTGATCCGGTCCCATACCTCGACGGCGACATCGTTCAAGAGGCCCATCGCCTCACCGAAGCCGCCAGCGCCAGAGGCCAGCCGGGTGAACCAATAGACCAGTTCGCCTGCGCCCACGATCAACGCGCCAATGCCGGTGCGGATCAACGCGCCCTTCAGAACCACAAGCGTTGTAGCCAAACCCCGCACCGACAGGGCGGCCGCCGCCATCGCCGCGACCCAGCGACCAGCGAGGAAGGTGGCGAAAGTCCCTGCATAGATCGCCAGCCGGTCGAGATTGGCCAGCACCGCATCAAAGGCTCGGGCAATCGGGCTGGTGCTGGACGCAAGGGCGACAAACGCATTGGCCACCGCCTCCAGCGACGGGGCGAGCGCCACGGCAATCCGGTTGCGCACCTCAGCGAAGACTTGCCCAATGCTGACCAGCGCGAGTTCGGATCGTCGCATGGCTGTAATAGCATCCGCATCAAGTACCGCACCCAACGCCTGCGCCTGCGCGCCAAGCCGGGTCATCTCTGCCCCGCCGTTTTGCAGAAGCGGGATCAGCTGCGTGGCGTCCGAGGCCATGGCCTCGAGATAAAAGGTCATCTCCTGTTGGCTGACGCCCGCGCGCTTAAGGCTTTCCACGTATAGTTGCAGGGCTTCAGGACCTGAGAGCCGGGCAAACTGATCGGCGGTGACGCCCACACGGGGTGCGATGTTTTCAAAGAAGTCCGCCATCGGACCACCACCCGTCTGCAGGAAATCCCCCACACGGTCATTCACGTCCTTCAGGATATCGGCGAGCTTCTCTTGCTCGACCCCCACCGTGGCGGAGGCTGCGGACCACCGCTGGAACACCTCTGGTGCCGCATTGGCAACCTGGGAGAGCTGATTGATCTCATTGGCGGCCATGATCGTCGACCGCGTCATTGCAACAACAGCACCGGCCAAAGCCGCCGCAGCAGCGGTGGCTGCGATGCGCGCACGGCGCGCGAAAGCTGCCATGCGCGCATTGGCTTGATCCAGCTCCCGGCTCAATCGCCCCATGCCGCGTGACCCAGCCGCACCGACGCCCTCTAGCTCGGCTCGCACTTGGCGCCCGCCAGTCGCGGACAGGCGGACGGATACTCGTTTTTCAGCCATTTTGATCTCTTGATTTATGTATCACGTCATGATACATGGACGTATGATCAATAGTACGCGTGGAAAGCTTGCCGCAGGAGCGGTCCAGGACCGCCTTGGCAAGGGCTTTCCAGCGGATATTGTGAAAAGCACGCGCGCAATGCTTTCGGCACTCGATGCCGCGGTCGTGCTGGAAGATTTAAGGTTTCCGCCAGGCAATCATCTTGAAGCCTTAAGCGGGGATCGCTTAGGACACCATTCGGTGCGCATCAACGGACAATGGCGCATTTGTTTTATCTGGACCGATCAAGGACCTGCAGAGGTTGAGATCGTGGACTATCACTAGGAGGGCCTGACATGAGTCTGATTACCAATCCATCCCACCCAGGCGAAGTTCTGGCTGAGCTGTACCTGTCCCCACTCGATATGAGCGCAATCACGCTTGCCGCAAAACTTGGCGTGCCGCGCACCCGGATTGAGCGTCTTGTCAAAGGCCAGACCACCATCACGGTTGACACCGCGATGCGTTTAGCACGCTTTTTTTCGACAACGCCAGAGTATTGGATGAACCTCCAGCGCGCTTGGGATCTGGCGCGTGCGCGCGAGACCATCGACGTCTCAGGCATCAAACCCCTCCAGGCCGCTTGAACTCGACTGCTCGCTCAACTTGCGCATCATCACCGCCTCAATAGGCGGCAAAAGCTCTGCTATGATCATGGGTGAGAGCCCGAGGGCTGCCCCAAGCTGAAGGGAAGCGCTCATGTCCCAACCGAGGACAGCGCCTCCGCTCATGCCGCCTGCAACGCGAACTTGCCCGCCAAGCCGCTGAACAAGATCCCAGATCTGCCAGCCCTCGAGGGTGAGCGGTTTGTGAAGGCTGCGTGGGCAGTCTGGACATAAGGAAGGGCATGCCGCGCAATACTCACCGCCCCCACCGAACTCCCAGTCGGCGAGAGCGGTCAGGCGTTTTTTTCCGCGTCCAGTATCAGCGCACCCGCGATGTATTTTGTCTGAAACGCCTCAAAGATTGGCCAGAGTTCCAAGAGCGCGTCGATCCCCTCAGGCGTCAGTGGCATAGGTTTTCCGTCCTCGTCTCCGACGCCTTCCCAGTCTTTTACAACAATGCGCGCGACAGCTTTGGCCACGATACGCGCAAGATCGTCGTTGGAGGCGCTGGTTTCAGCATCGGTTGCGGCGGCAACAATCGCCGGATCGCTGCGCGCCGCCAGCATGATGGCAGTGGTGAGGGGTTCGACAAACAGCCGTACGCCATGGCCAAGATCAAGCCATTGCGGCTCGGTAGACAGGTTCAATCGTAGCATCAGTAATCCTCGCGGTCGTTGGCCAGTGTGACGGTACACATGCGGCCAACCAGCGGGTCGCTGGCCGCCTGCCAATCAAATGTGGCTTGCACACCTTGTGGACCCGAGATTTCGATCCGTGGGCGTGGGAGATAGACGGCGTGCGCCGTGACGATCAGGTTCTCGCCAGTGGGCAGCGTATAAGAAAACGCAAGCTCGCAAGCCTCGCCATTGATCGCCTGCTGCACCAGTTTCTGGTCGGCGAAACGGACGACGACATTGCCCGTGAGCGCTGCGATCGAGGGATCCGCGCCATCAATCTTGCCATCTGCGCGGATCGTCTCGATGCGGTCAAGATTGTTGGCATAGGTCAGATCAGCGGAGACGACATTGCCAATATTCGCCCCGTTCCGTGTAATCGACCCGTTGAAATGCCCGAACCGTTTCAGCGCAATACTGGCGGGCATGCCTGCTGTGGTGCTTGTGGCGATCTCCTCGCCCTGCGCCACGATGCTCGCCGTGGCTGTCAGCAAGCCCGACCGTGCCATCTGCCAGTTGAGGCTGTCCACCATGCAGCCGGAATACATCGCAAAGCGCGGCACCTCCGGCATGCCAGTCTCGACCGAGAAGCTCGGCAGCGCCCAGTTTCCAGAGCGGAATTCATGGGTATAGGGTGCGTCAGTGTCGGTGGTTGTAGGCGCTCCAAACGCAGCCTTCAGCCAGAAGCCAAAGGCCTCCGCATCAATTGGGATCACCACATCGCCGTCTGCCGTCACGGCATCCTTGATCGGCGCCTGCGGGTCTCGGCCGTAGCCCAGGAGTTCCGAGGTCTGGAGCGGTTGCTCCGCCCCCAGAGACGTGCTGGCGAACGGCATTTTGGTATATTCGCTCGCAGGCGTCATGCCATACGTGGTCTCGAACGCAAGCGCCATCTGCGCCCGCGCCCCTTGGGCTCGTGCCATGGTGTCTCTCCTTGAATTGGTCTCGTCAATCCAGCGCGTCTCTGGTCGCGTAGTGAAGAATAATCGGAATGATCCCGGCTTTCAGAGAGGCGGCCCCCTCGACGGGAAGATCGACGGGTTCAGCTGCCTCTGGCTCAACCCAGTCGCATAATCCCCGCAACGTTCGGTCGGCGGCGATAACTGCGCCGACCTGAGCGGAGAGCGCGTCAAAGACGCTGTCACGGTTTGACGCCGATTGCACAATAACCTCGAGCTCAGCTCGGTGCTGGAAGTGATAGGTCAGCGGCGACAGCGTCACGCCGGGCTCTCCCGGGGTGCCGTCGCGCAGGATCATGAGGCCTGTGGGCGGGATGCGTTCTGGCAGGACTTCCCCGCGCAGAACAGGCACATGCGGGATCGTCCTGAGCAGGTCCCCGAGGGCGGTCAGGATGGTTTCGCGTCGGGTGGGCATGATGCGCCTTGCTGTTTGGTGTGTAAATTCGCTTATCTGCCGTCTGGCAGGTGTCAGTCTTGACGTGTACGGCGATTTACCGTACATAAGTGCTCGAAGGAGCCTGATCATGTTTGCCATAGAAAAAGCCACGCTTACCCAAGGTAAGATGGAAGCGCGCAAAGAGCTGCGCATGCATCGCACTGATGAGGAGCGGATCCGTGCCGCGGCTGCGGCCACCGGATTGCAAGAAGCCGACTTTATCCGTCAGGCGGCCATTCTGCGTGCGCAGGATGTGGAGCAACGCATTGCGCTTTCCATCCTGCCGATTGATGCGTTCGAAGCATTCCGATCTGCCGTCGAGGCGCCGGGCAAAGTGGTGCCGGGTCTGGCGCGCGCCGCGGAAGCGTCGAAGGGCCTGTTAAAGGATGCCGGCTGAAGCCGCGGCGGAGACACCCGCCCTTGTAATCACTAAATTCGATAAGGCGCTGCATGACCGCAGCGCCTTTTCCTGTGGTTTTGCACCAATCGATAACTTCTTGAAGTCCTCCCTCTCAGACCAGATTAAGAATGGCATGGTCACCGCGTGGATTATGACGACTGAAGACGATCCTGCAGTGCTCGGCTTCTACACGTTGGGTGCAATGGTTGTCCGTGCGGATCTTGGACCAAAAAAATGGAAGCGCGCTAGGGTGCCTGATATTCCAGTGATCTACATCCGTGCTGTGGCTATACGTGAGGACATGCAGGGCAAAGGGCTCGGCAGGGCCCTCGTGATAGCCGCCATGAAGCGCTGCGCCGACATATCAGAACAGATTGGAGCCGCCGCTATCGTGCTTGACGTGCTCGAAGACGATCATTTCGGTCGCCGTTGGCATTTCTATGAAGAGCTGGGGTTTCAACCGCTCAAAGATCCCGACAACCCGCACCGCGTCTTCATTCCGATGTCGGATGTCAGGGCCACTCTTGGCTGATTTGAACCGCACAGTCACATTTTTCCGTCCACCCACTTCGCCACGATGAGCCCAGGCACCGCCGCCTGTGCCCGCTT